GCAACATATTTAATAAAACAGGAAACCTTATTAGAAGTGCTGGAAGTGGTGCTGGTGATGCTATAAAAAGTTTAGTTAAAGGTGGTGCAGGTGTTCTTGCAGGAGGAACAGCCGCAGGTGGCGCTGGCATAAACCCTCAGATGGCTGCTTTAGCTTTGTTATACGGTAAAGCCGTTAAAGATGCAGCTAGAAAGACTGAAGGTGGTATGACTGATATAAGACAATCTCTTAGACCAGATTTAAACCCACAACCTGTATATTCTGGTTTTGATTTAGGTATACGAGCAGCAGCGACTGGTGGCCCAATTAATAGACAATATTTTGCAGATGGTGGCCCATCAGACAGCGTTAACTCTATTTTAAAAGACACTACTTGGATGAATCAATTGTCTCCAGCTACTAAAGCAAAAATTACTGCAAGTCAAAAAGAAGCTTTTGCCAAAGCATTTAAAAAAGCTCGCGCAAAAGGCGAAGGCACTAAATTTATGCAAGGTGGAAATAATTACGTTGCCGTTACTAAAACAGACTTAAAAAATAAAGGTTATAAAACTAATGAGTTAGCTGCTTACAATAAAAATGGTGGAAAGCCTAAAGGTTTTTTTGAGGGTGGGTTAGCTGCAATAGGCGAGTTAGACATGCGAGATGGTGGTGAGTCAGAAGGACCAGGTACTGGAACTTCAGATGATATACCTGCTATGTTAAGTGATGGTGAGTTTGTTATGACAGCTGCTGCTAACAACGGCGCTGGTGGTTTCCAACTAAATAAAACAAAAAAAGGCCTTGAGTTAATAGCAAGCAGCAAACCTAACAGAAAAAAAGGTGTACAAGTAATGAACAATTTGATGGATATTTTTGAAGAATATAATAATGTTGGGAGAATGGCATAATGACTCCAGAAGAATATTTAGCTACGCTATCTCCAGAACAACAACAACAATTTTTATCTTTAAGTCCAGAAGAACAACAACAAATAACTAGCGGAGGTGCTGGGGTACCAGCGGCACCAAATACAGTAGATCCTGTTCTTCAATCACAAAACATACAAGAATCTATAACAGATCCTCTTATACGCCAGCTTTATTTTGGTACTGAAGACAAGCCTGGATTTTACAATCAAGTACAACAAGCAGGCGCAAACCTAATAGGTAGTGACGTACCTTTACAACAAACAGCTGGATTGTCAGCTCAAGAGCAACAAGCTGCGCAATTAGCCCAACAAGGGTTAGGATCATTTCAACCGTATTTTCAACAACAACAAGATTTAATTAATGAATCTATAGGNAACGCAAGAAGAGCTGAAAGTGTTCAAGATCCTTTTTTAAGAAGAGCAGAAAGTGAATATGACTTAGGTTTACAAGACACTTTATCTGGTATTGACCAGTCAAGAAACTTATTAACAGGAGCTGTAGACAATTTTGGCAACAGACTTTCAAATGTAGAAGGAAGAAGCCAAGCAGCAGTTGATAGATTTGGAAATAGACTCTCAGATGTAGAATCAAGAAGTCAAACAGCAGCTGGTAGATTTGGTCAAGATTTAAGAGGTATTGAATCTGGTGCTGCAAGAGATGTTAACCAATTTGGACAATCTTTGGGTGGAGTTGGCAGACAAGCTATTGGATCCGTTGATGCTTTTGGAAACCGTTTAGGTGAATCTGAAAGCTTGTTAAGAGGTACTTTGGGCGCTTATGACCCTAGCATGACTTCACAATTTTACAATCCATACGAAGATCAAGTAGTTCAACAAACTATTGATGATACTATGAGAGCTGGAGATCAACAGGATATAGCTGCAAGAGCGCAAAATATTTCTGCTGGTGGAGAGTCTGCTTTTGGTTCTAGAGCTAGGCTTGGTGCTGATGAAAGACGAGAAGCATTAGGTAGAGGCTTGGGAGATGCTCTAGCAAATATTAGAGGACGTGGTTTTCAGGCCGCACAACAAACAGGCCTTGGAGAATTTGCTAGACAAAGAGACGCTGAAAGAGCAGCAGCATCTGGGTTATCCGGATTTGCTGGATCTAGGCTTGGAGCAGAGCAACAAATGGGTGGTACTTTAAGAGGACTAAGCGCAGATCAATTAGCAGCTCAACAAGGATTATCTAATAGATTTACTTCTGGCGCACAATCAAGGCTAGCAGCAGATCAAGGTGTTATAGATTTATTGGGTAGAACTGGACAACAACAACTTGCAGCTCAACAAGGAAATATTGACTTGTTAGGGCGAACTGGACAGCAACAGCTAGCAGCGCAACAAGGATTGGCTGGTAACTTACAACAGTACGGCCAAAGCTCCGCAGCTGCACGACAAGGGCTAGCTAGTGGAATGATGGGAATTGGTCAAACAAGAGGAGCAAACGCTGCAAACTTAGGATCTAACTTAGCTGCTTACGGTCAACAAATGTCTGGATTAGGTACAAACTTAGCAAACCTTCAAAGTAATCAAAGAGCTGAATTGGCTAACTATGGTCAAGTTTCTAGAGGCATTAATGATATGGCAAATCAAAGACAGTTCCAGCAACAAACAAGTCAACAAATAAGACCGATGCAAACTCTTCAAGGTATAGGTGCTATGTTACCAGGGTACCAACAAACTCAAACAGGCATTCAATCTGCCTACGGTATGGCTCCTGATCCTACGGCTCAAGGCCTTGGTGCAGCATTCTCAGCTTATGGAGCTTTAGCACCAAGACAAGGTGGAACTACTAGAGTATGAATTTCCTAAATAGACAAATGTTTCAAGATGGTGGTGGTGCTAATCAAGAATATGTGATTCGTACAGATAAAAGTATTCAATATTACGATCCTGCAACCTTTGAACAACAATTAAGATCTCTTTCTGACAGCGAAATATTTGCTTTACAAAATAGTGCTACTAATCAAGAAATATCTTTTACTCCTGGTTTGTCAAACATCCTTGATTCTGTAGTTAAGAAAAAAAGAATGCCTGTATATGCAGAATACAAAGAAATTGATGAATTATTTCCTAACAATAGCATTCGTAATGTTGATCCTAATTATGGAAATGAACTTAGTTATGGCTCTGTTGCTGGAGATTATGCAAGAAGAGCAAAAGGTATTTACGGGCCTGCTTTACGAGGAATTACAAACTCATTAGTTTCAGAAGATACAATAGATAAGTATCCTTTTTTAAAAGGAATCTCAGAATATGATTCTCCTTACTACGGAGAAGGCTCTGGAATAATACAAGATTTTAGATCTGCGGAAGCTAGAGGAGGAAGAACAAAAGAAGAACTTGATGCTATATTAGGCGAAGGTTTGCAAACAATTCCAGGTCAACAAGTACAAGATTTTCAAGCGGATATTGACGGATTTGTTGGCCCAGCTCAACCTGGTGTTGACGTTGTAGATGAAGCGATTGTTACTGAAAGTTCTGGAGTTACTCCTAGGTTTGAAAGCGAAACTTTAAGTTTAGAGGGTGGCCCTTTTGATATGGAAACTAGAAGACTAGAGTATCAAAAAGAAATGATTGGCAGAGATGAATTTGGTAATTTATTGCCCGAAGGAAGGTTAGAACAAGATGACGAAATATCTCAATTACTAGAAGATATAAAACCGGCAGAACAAAAAGTAGATGTAGATAAAACTCAAGCCGATACTTTAGCTGAAATTGACAATAAGTTTGGTGGCTTATCTCAAGATGAGTTTAGAGATGAACTAGATAAAGATTTATTACCTACTATGCCTAGCATTTCAGGAATGCCAGAGTCACAAGATCAGGAGACGCTTACAAAACAAGGCGATCCTATAAGTAGAAAATTAGAACAACCAGGATTCTTTGGGTCTAATAGATTTTTAGACTTTATTAGAAACGTTGGTGGTGAACTTACAAGAACTGGCGATATAGCACAAGGTTTAGGATTTGGAGCAGCTAAAGCGGCTGAAGAAAGAACAGCTAGAGAGTTAATAGAGGGTCAAGAAGAAAGAGACTATCGAATGAAACTAAGGCTTGCTAAAGCTGAAGCTGATCTTGAACTTCGTAACCAAGGGTCAGAAGGAGCTTCAGATAGTATGAAGAAAGAGTTAAGAACTGTAGCTCAAGAAGTAAACGCTGATTACAACGATATTGTAAGTGCTAAAAACACTTTAGAGATTGTAGGTCAAGTTGAAGACATTATTATGAATAAAGATACAACTTCAGTAAAAGCTATTACTGGCGAAATCTTTGAAAAAGTTGGAGCGTTCTTTAATGTAAACGGACAACCCGAGGCAAGTGGAAAAAAATGGGAAGACTTAGAACCTAGAACAAGAGTTAAAGTATTGTTAAATCAAATTAAACAAAAAAATATTAGAGATATTTTAGGTGAGTCTGGTAAAACTATTTCTAACTTAGATAGACAAATTGTTGATGAGTTGGTAGGTAGTTTAAAAATTGGTACAACACCACAAGAAACTCTTAAAGCTTTAGAAATGACAAGAACAAGTATTTTTAATAACTTATCAACCTCTCAAAATAGATTAAAAACTAACTTCTACTTTGCAGAAGCAGAGGGCGGTATGTATTTAATACAAGATAACAGTAATATTATGCAATATTTACAAACAGGAAATTTACCCTCTAGGTTGTACACTAGTAGATACAACGATAATTCTGCTCTTAAAAAAATTACCCTTGAGGGTTAATCATGCAAAGATTTCAAGTAGAAATAGCTGATGGAATTAGCGAAATAGTTGAAGCTGAAAACGAAAACGAAGCAAGAAAAAAAGTTAAAGCAATAATTGCAACAGGCGCAGTATCTCCATTTTACGACAAACTTCATTTTGATTATGAAACAGGCGTTAGAGGTAAGTTTGAAAGAAAAGTTGATGAGGGTACAGAAAAAGAAGGAGGTCTTAGAAACCTTAGAGCGCAATTGGCCAGAGCTGAAACTAATGGAATAATTGGTTTTACAGAACAAGATCAAGTGTTGTCAAATTTTGTTGGATCTTCAGGATTTACTAGAAACACTAGAGGACAAGTTGCCTTAACTCCCGCTGGTTTGGAAGAACTTGGACTACCCGTTCAATATAGAACTCTTTCTGATGGTTCTAAAATGCCGTTAAATACTATTATTGATGAAAATGATTTTGGTTTTAAAACCGGAGACTTGTCAGACTTTGCTGGAATTGCTGGACCTATAGGAGGAGCGATTGCTCTTATGTCACCTCAATTAAGAGTTATTAAAGGCTTGACTGCTTTGTTTGGAGGCAGAGAAAGGATTGCAAGAATGTTTGCAGCTGGTATTGGCTCAGTTACAGGTAAGGCAGCTGAAGAGGCTTTAGACTACCAAGAAGGTTTTCAGTTACAAGAAAGAGATGAGTTAAAGAATTTATTTGGTGGTGAGTTTTTGTTTGGATCTATAGGTCAAGGTGCTGGTGAGCTTTTTGGTATGGGGTTTAACTTATTGTTAGGTAAAACAGCCCCACGAGCAGATTTAAGATTAAATCGTCAACAAGCAAAAGGCAGATCAACAATTGACATATTAAAACTAGATGCAAAATTAGGCAAAGAAGCTACAGACAAACAAATTGCTAAAGCGGTAAAGGAAGGTCAAATAAAACAATTTGATTGGAAAGGGCTAGCCTCTCAAGCAACATTGGGAAGAAAGCTTCCTGGTAGATTGCAAGATATTTCTGAACAAGTTTTAGGCAACACAAGAGATAAAGAAACGGCTGCATATTTAAGAGCAGAAATAGATAACTTATTAGAAAATATTGGTGGAGAAAATGCTTTGCATCAAAAGTCTATTTCAGATGCGGTTAAAGGCAGCCTTGATGAACAGGTTGATGCATCTTTACAAAAATTAAGATTAAAAGAAAAAGATGTAACATTACAATTAAAATCATTAATAGAAAGCGTTGTAGATGATGCAATTGAAGTTGGTAATTACGCAGACGCACCAGGCAGAAGTTTTTTAGGTCGTGAATTAAAAATAAATTTAAGCAAAGCTAGAAAGGAAGTTATTAAAGATTTGGGAGAGAAGTATCGTGAGGTTGATAAAGTATTTAACAGTATGGTCAGTCTTGAAGGAAAAACAGTAGGTTCAGCAGAATATTTAATTGCTGCAAATTTAGATAGGGTAATTAGAAATACTATTAATAAAAATATTGTAGATTCTAAAAACTTAATAAAACAACATAAAGATGCAGATTATTTTTGGAATGTAAACAATAAAGATGAATTAGATGCAGGTATTGTTTCAAAAATAGAAAAAGCTTTAGATACATTTCAAGCAAATGTTGCAAACCCTAATGTTCCAGTTAGCTTATCTCATGTAAGAAACGCATATTCAAAACTTAATACCATATCAAGAGATACACTTGAAGCTAGTACAGAAAGAAAAGTAATCTTAGAAATAATGAGAAAGCTTGACGATTCGATTGTTAAAAATGGTGAAAGAGTTGTTCCGGGAAGGCCAGACAGCATATTAACTCAATTAGAAATTGAAGGTGTAACTGAATTTCAAGAAGCACTTGCAAGAAACGTAGATTTTGGTGATGCTAAAAAAGCATTAGGAGATGTAGGTTTAACTGTTGAAGATAAAGCTGTACAGCAGCTTAACCGTTCTATTGAAGAATTAAGAGCAGCTAACAAACTTGCTGCTGAAAGAATGGCTCCTTTTGATAGTATTGCGTCAAAAAAAATAATCTCTAATGCTCAAACAGGAGCTTATGACGCTAGCGAAGTTTATAAAGTTGCAATCTTAAATGGCGAAGCAAAAACCTTAGATGACATATTTAAAGCTCTTAATCAATATGACAAATATATGGTTCAAGCAGGTAAAACTGGAGCAGCTGAAAAAACTCTTAAAGGACAAATTAAACAAAGATTATTTGCTGACGCTTTTAGATCTTCAACAGATATGGTTGATGAAACAATTGACTTCACAACATTTGCAAAACAAATAAATAAATTTGAAAGAGATTATCCTGGTAAGTTAGATTTATTGTTTACTGATTCAGCAACAGGGAGAAATACAGCAGACCTTGTAAGAAATACAGTTGCTCAAGTTAATAAAATTAATCCAAGACTTAAGCCTAAAGATATGAAAAATTTAGTTAGTGACTTTACAACGTCTAACAAAGGTTTAAGTGCTAGCGATCAGGGCCTTGCATTTGTTCAAGGATTAAAACAACTGGCTAAAGCTTCTGAAAAAAGATTAAAACTAGAATCTAACAGAGCCGTATCAGAGTTGCCGTTAAAAGGTATAGATGAAACGGTTAATATTATTTTTAGACCTCATGCTTATGAAAACATACAAATCTTAAAAAGAACGTTAAAAGATACTCCTGAAATATTTACCGCTATCCAACAGGCAAGCATGCAAAAACTTTTATCTAAGTCTATAGATTTAAATGGCAAAGGAAGAATTACAGATCTGTTTAAATCTGGTAATTTAAAAACAGCTTTAGATTCTTATGGTGATGAAACTTTAAATGCTATGTTTGGCAAAGAGTTAACACAAAATTTAAGAAACTTTCAAAGATCTATTGATGTGTTAACTAAACAAGAAGCAGGCAGAGGGGGAGCGGCTGGTGGACTGGTTGCTGCGGGTATTGGTGCTAGTCTTGCGTTAAATCCTATTGCAGTTTTGCCTACAGTTTTATCTTTGGCTGTTGCTAGAAAATTATTTGCTTCTCCAACATTTGTTGCAGCAGCTTCAAGAACAGACAAAGGATCTATTATGACTGTGCTTGATATGACCGAACAAAGTATTAGACAAGTAGCAGCTCGTGAATTAGGCATGGGGGGAGAACAAGCTTCGCAATTTGCAAGAGATGTAATGAGTGGTGCTATTGATGCATCTGGTGTTGAAGAATTAATTGCCCCAGGAAAAGAATTATTAAAACAAGGCATAAGCCAAGGTGTAGATACTTTTCAAGATATGGAAGATCAAACACAGAGATCATTCCAATCATCTCAAGCAACTTCACCTCAAATTGAAATGCCTAAGATTCAATCTTTTACTCCACCTCAACCAAACGATCCAACTAGAGCAGACTTTGATGAGCAGTTATTTGGCAGGCCTTCCAGAATAGGTTAAAACCCTAACTCATTGCGATCCATTCCTAACGGCTTATCAGACAAACATTCCCATCTATCTAACGGTATGTGTATATAAGGCTCGTTGTCTTCATCATAAATAGGATTGTCGCTTACATTCATTCTTACATCATAAACAAAGTCTTTCTCCCATTTGTGCATATAGATGCCGTCTGTCATAGCATAAACAATAATAAACGGCACTCCGGTTGCTAATGCAAAAGAAGATCCTTTCCGCAGCTTGTTTGTAGATATTATAAAAGTGTCGTATTTATCATGAGCAAAGGTGCGACATTTAACTTCGCACCAATAGTTCTTTTCTTTAGACTCTATCCAATAATCTAATGAATAACTTGTGGGTAACTTATGACAACTAACTCCCCAAAGGCCCTCTAAGAATCCTGCTACACGCTCTTCTCTTTTTTGGTCTTCTCTGCTTTCTAATGATGGTGTTTTCATATCACTCCTCAAAGAAGTTAGGATCTACAGCAACAAACCTTTTGGTTGGTCTGCCCTTGCCCCCAACTTTAATTTCAATTTCCTGGATTTCACCAGCATTTTTTAATCGTTCTATAATCTCTTTGACTTCATAAGACTTCATACTTCTAAATAGTTCATGCCTATCTACCTCTCTTTTAGATATGCCTTCCCCATTTCTAGATCTAATAAAAGACAACACTTGTTTGATACGAGACTCTGTTGCAGAGCTAGCAACTTTATCTCTGCATGACTCTATAAACATCAAATCATAGTATCTAATGTAATCTATAGACCACTTCATAATGTCTGATGTAATCGTCTTAGCGTCTGCATTAGAGGCTAATGTACATAACAAGGCTAACCTCATGGCTTTCTCTTTAGATCTACTGAGCAAAGGCTCTAGGTTATCTTTCTCTAATATGTCCTGTCTTTTGACAATCTCTCTGGCAAAGTCTTGCAACAACTCTTCTGACTGCTTATCAAAATTTAAGATAGTTTGATTTAGATCCATTTCTGAATTATCCCTAGAGGTATCACTAAGACCACCCTTTAGCCTTCTAATGTAATTAACCCAGTTAACTATAGTAAGAGGAGGTTCTGTATATCGTCTTAGATCTCCAACTCTTCTAGGCTCTTTAGATTCAACTACTACAAAACGGTTAAGAAAACCATCTGCAATACGACCACCATTTAATGCTGAATAAAAATTCTTAGGTACAGACAAACCAACTAATGTAATGGCTGGTTTATGTGTAACTCTATTCATCATCTGTTCTTTGTATTGCTCTTGCACTCCCATCAAAGAATAGTTATCTGGTCGCAGAGTCCCATGACAACGACCCCAAGCCTCCATAAGAGTCTGTAGGCCGTCCTCTTTATTGGTATTACCAGCGTTACTGATTGCTTCAAGCCTTTTACCAAACTCATCCATAATAGTAATCTGAGTAGGCCTTATCTTTAAAACAGAATGTACAGCACCACTTGAGGTATAGCCGTCTCCTACTATTAACTTCTCGTGGTCCGAAGCATTAATAACAGCTTCTATAAATGTTTTGATGTTCTCTTTACCCTGACCAGATTTAGCAACGCCCATAAAATACATACTAGAAAAATTGTTCATATTAGTTCTATATAAACGACCACAACTAACACTTGCTAATGCTAATGCACCAACTAAAGATAGTTCTGGTTGTGGCACTTGTGCAATATCCTCACAAAAATCAAACATGTTTTTAATTAAACCAGGTGGTGAAAATAGATCTGCTGGCGGACTAATGCTTTCTGTTGACTGTATAAATAATGGTGCTATTTGATTCTTTCTATCGTGCGTTCTTTTAACATTCTCTGCTACTGAGTCTATTTCCTGTTGAGGTAATGGAGGGTTATTATTCTTATTCCAGTTCTGCAAAAAGACTTTAACAAATTCAAGGTTTACATTTTTAGAAATTAAATACCCAGCTATCCTAGCTGCTCCATCGTTCCTTGATCCTTCAAGCACTCCATCTAATGAGAAGGGAGCTGTTTGTTTGCTGCTTTCAATCTTAGGTATGCCTGTAATTTGTATGTACTCTTTCTCGGTAAAATCTGGTAGATCTGTATGATCATGTATTTTCCAATCAGGAAACATAATAGGCTTGTAAACAGTACCATTAGCATGACGGTTATATGGCGCAATAATTAAGCCACCAACCCCCCGTATGTCTATCAGTCTTTCTATAGGAGTATCGTTAGTCCTTCTTGTAGCGAAGGTGGTGTAGTTTTCTGGGTTGTTATAATAGTAATGCATACCTTTACCAGTTATAACCTTAAAGGGACAAGCAGGTAAATTTCTCTCTACCCAATCCATAGCCTCTGGCGAGTCTGCATCCACAACAACAAATTTGCCGCACACTAATGCTACAACAAGATTGTCTCTATCTTTAAACCAAGATTCAACAAGTTCTCTGGAAGGCCTAGTCTCCTTATATTGTTCCCAGCTTCCTAAGAATGATGGAGGTTTCTTGTTAGATCTCTGTAAAGGGACAACATTATAACCATCATCAAAATAAGCCAAGGCAATATCTAAGGAAGAATCATCCTCATTAATATTGAGTTGAAACACTCTAGTTCTGTTCTGTCAATATTTCGGATATAGAACCATATATAGATTCAAAATCTAATCTCCCCTCTGTTGCCTGTATTATTTGTTTAGCTTGAGCTATAGACGGTTGCCTATAACCATACCTCCAGGATTTACATGATGCTTCTGAGCATTTAAAGTCTTCCGAAGCTTTCTTATTGCCTAAGAATGCGATATATCCTGATAGGGTATAATCATCTACCTTTCTATCTTTGTGTTTTGGTTGTATGCCCATAGTGCTTAACTCCTTAAGTTTTTTTGTTGCTATTGATTTGGATCTAAAGTAGTAATTAGCCACCCAGGTCATGTCGTTTAATTTACCCATATACTTCTCCTAAATAATATGATTTACATATTGTAGGTTCTTCATGTATAATAATCAAGTTCATTTCAAATAAACCGTAGGAGGGTACAAAATATGAGCTTGAAAGATAAAATAAAAACACCAGACAAACTTGTCAATAAGCAAGGAGCAAAACTTCTTGTGTACGGCCAAGCTGGAGCTGGAAAAACTTATGCAACACAAACTATGCCAGGCAAAGTCTTGGTTATAAGTGCTGAAGCTGGGTTGCTTTCTATTAAAGATGCGCCCAACGTATCTGCTATTGAAGTAAGTAATTATGACGATTTAAGAGAGGTTTATGCTGCTCTTAAATCTGGTGAATTAGTCTTCGATAGCGTGTGTTTAGACTCTGTATCAGAGATCTCTGAGATCTTATTGGTGCATGAAAAGGGTAGAAACAAAGACGGGAGAATGGCTTATCAGAATGTAGCTGAAGCTGTCACCAGTCTAATGAGATCATTTAGGGATCTAGATATGCATGTATTATTTCTTTGCAAAGAAGGCAAAGATAATAATGATGGCGTATTTTTCTTTGGTCCTAAGATGGCAAGTAAACCTCTGGGAGATTCGATAACGTATTTCTTTGATGAGGTTTTAGCACTTCGTATTATTGACGATCAAGATGATGATGGTAATGCGATAGCTGCGAGGTGGTTACAAACG